ACAGTGAAAGTATTGATTACAGGGAGTATACATTTACAGTTGATCAACTTCCTGCATTCAAGACTTATAGGGTTAAACTTTCATTGATATCTAAGAGTCAGTGTTTCGTTCCTAGAGTTAAAGATCTTAGAGTAATTGCTTTAGCATAATATGGATTTTTACGATTTGGATGGTCATAAGGATCTCGCAAGAGATCCTGTAACCAATGCAGTAGTCAATGTCAACACTTTAGAATACAAACAGTATCTTGCGAGACGTGAAGTCAAATCCGAAAAGAATGATAAGATACAAAACATTGAAGATGATTTTGCTAATATGAAGAGTGAATTAAACGAAATTAAATCTCTATTAAAGGAGTTAATACATGGATCCTGATACTATAGAACTAAGTAACTTATCAAAGCAATTTGCTTATACTAAGATTGCATCACAGATAGATAGTTGTGATGATCGTGAAGAATTAAAAAATATTGCAAAATCTTTTTGCAAATTATATTATAAGCAGCAAGAAACAATGAAACTAATAGGAATAGTAGATGGCAACTAAAAACATTACTTTTGATCCTGATTCAGGAGTTCCTTATGGATTAAATTTGACCATTTATGGTGGGTCAGATTTTTCAACAAACTTGAATGTTTTAGATACATCAAATGCTGCTTTTAATTTAACCGGTTATACTGGATCAGCAGCAATATCAAAAAGTGTTTCCGTTGGTGCAACACTTGGAATAACTACTTCATTTACTGTAGGACTCACTAGTGCATTTGATGGCAAAATGTCAATATCATTAGGAAGAACTGATACTAGGAACCTAAGCGAAGGTAGGTATATATATGATGTCTTAGTTAGTTCTGGGTCAACTGTGTATAGTCTTGCCAATGGAAATGTTTATGTCTACAATCCAGTTTCATCAGCACCCTAAATACAGTTAGGAAACTTGTGAATATATGGCACAACCAGCAAGTAGATCGGATTTAATCAATTATTGTAAAAGGCAACTGGGGGCACCAGTCCTTGAAATTAATATTGCTGATGAGCAAGTAGATGATCTTTTGGATGATGCTCTACAATATTTTCATGAGAGACATTTTGATGGTGTAGTTCAAACATATTTAAAATATAAAATAACCCAAGATGATATTGATAGGGGAAGAGGTAATGCTGCAGACGATCCAAAAGGGGTTGTTACCACAACTGCAAGCACTGATATTGATGGGGCCAGTGTAACATTTTCATACGAAGAAAATAGTAATTATATTCAAGTTCCACCTTCAATAATTGGTATCAATAAAATCTTTAGATTTGATAATAGCACAATATCTGGTGGGATGTTTAGTCTAAAATATCAGTTATTTTTGAACGATTTATATTTCTTCAATTCAATGGAGATGTTGTCATATGCAATGACAAAAACATATCTCTCTGATATTGATTTTCTATTGAATACTGAAAAACAAATAAGATTTAATCAGAGACAAGATAGATTATATTTGGATGTTGATTGGGGTAATGTAGAAAAAGATGAGTATATTGTACTTGATTGTTGGAGACTTTTAGATCCCAATGATTTTACTAGAGTTTACAATGATTCATTCTTAAAAAAATATCTAACCGCATTGATGAAAAGACAGTGGGGTCAAAATTTAATTAAATTCCAAGGAGTTAAACTTCCTGGTGGGATTGAATTAAATGGAAGACAAATATATGATGATGCTGAAAAAGATTTAGAAATAATCAGAGAGCAGATGTCAAATACATATGAACTTCCACCTCTTGATATGATAGGATAATGGTATTAAATCCTTTTTTCACTCAGGGTACATCTTCTGAACAGAATCTTGTTCAGGATTTAATTAATGAACAACTAAGAACTTATGGAGTGGATATTTTTTATCTACCTAGAAAATACTTGGCAGAAAATACTGTTATCAGAGAAGTAGTTCAATCAAAGTTTGATATAGCACTTCCTCTTGAAGCATATATTGACAATTATGATCAGTATTCTGGAGCAGGAAATTTACTATCAAAATTTGGTATTGAATCTAAAGATGAAGTAAGACTTATAATTTCAAGAGAGAGATTTGAGAATTATATAACTCCATTAATTCAAGATCAGGAAAATATAAAGTTATCGACAAGACCCAAGTCTGGAGATCTTATTTGGTTTCCACTTGATGATAGAATTTATGAAATTAAAGATGTTGAATATGCAAAACCATATTATCAACTACAAGATCTTTATGTCTATGAATTATATTGTGAACTCTTCCAGTTGGAAGATGAAGTTATTGCAACTGGAATTGAAGAAGTTGATAATAATTTAATTGGTGAAGATTATGATGGTTCTACTGATGATGGAATCAATACTATTCAAGGTCCCACACAAACACTTACTTTAGTTGGTGCTGGGGTAACTGCTACAGCAACTTCCGCTATCTTTGATGGTGGCGTTAGATTATTCACCATATCTAGTAGGGGTGGTGGGTATAGTAGCGTACCTACAGTAGGCGTCACATCCGCTCCAGCGGGCGGTACAGCAGCGATTGGTATTGCCACCATGATTGGTGGTATTAACGTGTGTAATCTAAATGCAAATCCAAAATTACAATCAGTTCAAGCAGTTAATATTGCCAATTCTGGTGCTGGATATACTGTAGCACCTGGGGTAAGATTTTCTGGAGGGGGGGATGGAGTTGGAGCAGCTGCTACAACAACAATTGGAGATGGCGTTGTAGGTATTGTAACAATAACATCAGGTGGTTCTGGATATGTAGATAATCCAATAATTAATTTTACAAATGAGATATTCTTATCAGGAGTCACTACAGTTTCTGCAGCTGCAACTGCCGTAGTTAGTGCTGCTGGAACCATAACTAATATCTATATTACAAATGCTGGTCTTGGATATTCTGTCGCACCAACTATTGTTGTTGGAAATTCTGAGAGTACTGGATCTGGAACATTCGCATTTAATGAAGTAGTAACAGGATCTTCTAGTGGAACTACTGGAAGAGTTAGGACATGGAATTCTACAACCAATGTTCTTGAAGTAGGAACTGTTACTGGAGAATTTTCTCTTGGAGAGAATATAGTTGGCGCAACTTCTAAAGCATCTTATGCCCTTAGAGTTGCTGATGCACAACCAGCTGATGATGGATTTGCTGACAATATTAATATTGAGACAGAAGCAGACAAGATACTTGACTTTAGTGAGCAGAACCCATTCGGGATGCCCTAAATAAAGATATCTTAAGATAAAGATATTGTAGGTTTTAACATGTTTGAATATTTTTACAACGAAATATTGAGGAGGACCATTATATCTTTTGGTACACTCTTCAACAATATCAGCATTAAGCATGAAGACTCCTCAGATAACGTTGTAAGCGTTGTAAAAGTTCCTTTGGCATATGGACCTACCCAAAAGTTTTTGGCAAGGATGGAGCAGTCTCCAGACCTCAATAAACCCTTTGCGATTACTCTGCCAAGGATGTCATTTGAGTTTACTGGATTAACTTACGATCCATCAAGAAAAGTATCTACAACTCAGACATTTACTGTAAAAGACCCAAATGATGGGACTGAGACTAAGAAATCATATATGCCAGTTCCATATAATATGCAGTTTGAACTGTCTGTTATGACAAAGTTAAATGATGATGCTCTTCAAATTGTAGAGCAAATTTTACCATATTTTCAACCAGCATATAATTTATCAGTAGAGTTGGTTGAGGCAATTAAAGAGAAAAGGGATATTCCTGTCGTCTTGGAAAATATTACCATGCAAGATGATTATGAGGGTGATTTTACATCTAGAAGAGTACTTCTCTATACATTTAGATTTACTGCAAAAACATATCTATTTGGTCCTGCATCCAATGCAACCAAGGATATTATCAAGAAGGCTACTGTCAGTTATCTTACTGGAACAGATACTTCAAATACAACAAGAGAAGTTTCTTACTCCTCAACTCCAAGAGCAATCAAAAATTACACTGGAGATGCGGCAACTACTCTTGCTGCAGACATAACCATATCGGTGAAAACATTTGAGGTTGCGGATGGTTCTACTTTGACTAAGGGAACTTATATTGATATTGATGGAGAGGAAATGTTCATCAAATCTATTAGTGGAAACAAAATTACCGTCAATCGTGGTCAAGATGGAAGTACCATTACAACTCATTTGGGTGGAGCATCTATTCATAAGATTGATGCTGCAGACGATGCTTTGATTGAGGTTGGAGACGACTTTGGATTTAGTGGTGGTATCTGATGACATCTATGACTAAAAAATTTGACGGACTAAACGAAACTTTTAATACAAATGATGATCTTCTTCATCCAGAAGTTATAGAAAAAAAAGTTGAAAAAATTAAAAACACTGTTGATGATGTAAAAAAAGATTATGATTATACGAGAGGTAATTTATATTCTATAATTGAAAAGGGGCAAGAGGCAATTAATGGTATTCTTGAACTTGCACAAGAGAGTGAAATGCCTAGAGCATATGAAGTTGCTGGGCAGCTAATTAAAAACGTTGCTGATGCTACTGACAAACTGATGGATCTTCAGAAAAAACTAAAAGATGTTGAGGAAGAGAAACAAACAAAAGGACCATCAACTGTAAACAATGCATTATTTGTTGGATCAACTGCAGATCTAGCAAAGATGTTAAAAGATGGACTTAAGGAAGAAGATAAATAAATCTGGGAGAGAAATCCCGAAGTACAAAAGTTACTAATAGAATGTCTAAAGAAGAATTACCTTCTATTGATGATGAGATCATTAATGATCTGCCATCAGTCGAAGATTTTATAACAGAAGAGAATGCAGAGGAACTCCCTTCTGTTGAAGAATATATTGAAAAAGAAGAGGTTGTAGAAACTGTTGAGGAAGAAGTAGAGCAGGCAACAGATCTAACAGAAATTGTACGTCTTATTAATGACGTAAGAAAAGATATACCAGATATTCCAGAAGTCAAATATTATGATGCAGAGTTAGAAAAACTTTGTGAAATTGTAGATCAAGTAAGATCAGAAATACCAGAAGTCAAATCGTATGATTCTGATATTGAAGCAATTTGTGGTGAGATAGATCTTGTAAAAGAAAATATTCAAGATTTACCTGAAGTCAAATACTATGATGAACAGGTTACTTTAATTGAAGATAGAATTGATACTCTCCAAACAGAAGTAACAAATCTTCCAGAAGTCAAATATTATGATAAAGAAATTGAAGCAATCTGTGGAGCTATTGATGGTGTAAAAGCACAGATTCCCAAGTTTCCTAAATGGGTTAATGAAATAAATGAAGTTCCAGATTTTTCTTGGATCGGAAAAACTTTTAGTGTAATTGATGATGATTTTATAAAAGTCAATGATACAATTGATGGACTGCAGACAAAGGTTGACTTTGATTTAAGTGAATTATCTGAGGACATTCATAAAAAACATTTTGAAAATTCAATAAAAGTTGATGCAGAAATTACTAACCTTGATGAAAAAGTCAATGTTAGAATTGATGAAGAAAAGGATAAGATTTGGAAAGAACTTAGAGCATCCTCTCTTAAGATATGGGAATATCATAAAGAGTTTAAAGATGATGATAAGAAATTAAAAAAACAAGTTCTTGGAGAATACAATACTCTTAAACAGAATATTAATAAAGAACTTAAGGAGATTAACTATAGTAGTGTAAAAACTGACGAATTACTTCTTAAGTATTTTAATGAACTGAAGAGCGAGATTTCAGATCTTCCAGAAGTTAAGTACTATGATGAAGATCTTAAACATGTAAGATCAGATATTAAGGGTCTGTATAAACTTGTCGAGGACATAAAAGAAACTAATAAAATACTAAAAGAAGAACAAAAATTATTATCAGAGACCAATGTTCCATTAGGTGAAGATCCTCCAGGTACAAAAAATCCAGACCCACTCACTCCACTTAATCAAAATTTCGTAACACTTGATCAACTGCAGCAACACTATAAAAGATTTGTAGAAAGAGTTCAATATCAACTTGGATCTATCGGTGGTGGTGGAGAGACAAGACTTCAATATCTTGATGATATTGTTGGTATTGCTACCAACCTCAATGCATATGATGGAATGGTTCTTCAGGTCGATGTAAATGGGCCTGCAGGAAAGAAATTTAAATTTGGTGGAAGTGTTGGTGCAGGGGGAACATGGTCCTCTGATGCTATTGGTGTTAGTACGACTAAAAATGTCGGTATTGCTACTACTGCAAGAACAGATTTTGCTCTTTATGTTGGTGGTAATCAGTATGTTGATGGTAATGTAACTGTTGGAGGAACTATTACGTATGAGGATGTTAAAAATGTAGACTCTATTGGTATTGTAACTGCAAGAACAGGAATTAATGTTTTAGCAGGTGGCATTAATGCAGTTGGTGTAGTTACTGCTACTAAAGTACATATTGGTGTTGATACTGGTTTTTATGATGAAGATTTAGTTGTCAATGGTGATGCCAGAGTGACTGGTATTCTTACTGTTGGTGAAGGATCGATTACTTTAGATCCAACTGCTAGAAAAATTGAAGGTATTGATGAGATAATTATTGGTACAGCAACCACTGTTAGAATACATCAAGATTCTTCAGGAGAAATTGCTTTTAGTGATAGGCAAGGAAAACAAGCCTCTGTTGGTATTGGCACAACAGTTTCTATCAATACTACAGGCATAATTACTGCCTCAAGTTTTAGAGGTGATGGTAGTCAATTAACTAATATCATTTCTGGTGTTGGGATTCAATCGGGATCAGTTCGTGTTGGCACTGGATTTACTGACGTTAAATTTACTGGAGCAGGTGTAACAATTGTAGGGTCTGGAACGACTGTAACTGTTAATATTCCATTCTCAACAATCACTAGACAGACAGAAACATCTTCTGGTGTAACAACGAATTTCACAATTACTGGTGGATATGAAGTTGGTTTGATTGATGTGTTCCTGAACGGAATTAAACAGAGAAGTGGAGTTGACTTTACGGCTACCAATGGGTCTGTTGTGACTATGACACCCTTTATTAGTGATGGTGATGTTGTTGAATTTCAAAAAATAGATCAACTAACAATTGCTGGAATTACATCAGTAACCAATGCTACTAATGCATTTACTCTAAACAGTCAAGCAGCATCTTATTACCTTAATTATAATAACTTTTCAAATACACCAACAGTTCCAACAAATAATAATCAACTGACCAATGGTGCTGGATTTATTACCACATCATTTACTAACACTAATCAACTGACCAATGGTGCTGGATTTATTACTGCGACATCATCTGGTACAGGATTGACTGGAATTGTAACTTCTATTGTTGCTGGAACTAATGTAACTATCTCTGGATCAACTGGAGTAGTAACTATTAATTCTTCTGGAGGAGGAGGTTCTTCTGGAATTGAAGTTTCTAATAATGGATCTTCAGTTGGAACTGGAATAACTTCAATAAATTTCAGTACTAATGTAACTGCAACTGCTAGTGGAGGCATTGCAACAGTAACTGCCTCTGGTGGAGGTGGAGGTTCAGGTCCAGATCCAGTAATCATGGGAATGATATTCTAAATATAACAGGGAGATAAAAACATGGCTGCACCAAACTTAAAAAGTCCAACAACAATTACTGGAAAGACTGCAAGATATGCTGTGACTGCATCTATTGCTGCTGCATTGAGCAATGCTTCTTCTAGTGGTAAGGTATTAAAAATTAATAGTATTCTTTGTGCAAATGTTGATGGCACAAATTCTGCTGATATTAGTGTCAGTATTTACGACGGTTCAACAGATAGATATATTGCGAAGGTAATTTCTGTTCCAGCAAAAGCAACTCAAATTTTGTGTGCAAAGGATACATATTTTTACTTAGAAGAAGGTGACTCTATTCGTGCAGTTGCATCAGCAGCAAGTGATCTTGAACTTGTTATTGGGTATGAGGATATTTCATAATGTCAAAAGCAAGAGGTCTTATTACAGGAGGTGATTTTGAATCAAGATCTTCTGGAATGTATGACAGTGTTGATAATGTAAGAATTGCTGCTATATCCCAAGCAGGATTGAAGAAAGTGGGATCGCAGCAAACAAACTTATACACCACTGGAATGAGTTATCCATATGCATTTGCTTGGTCACCAGATGGACTTCATTTGTATCTCACATATAATGGTGATTATATTAGACATATTGAGTGTACCTCTCCTTTTAATACATCAGGATCAAGCACGCAAGCCACCTTTAACTGTTCACCTTACGATAGCAATACCTATTCACTAGAAGTATCTCCAAATGGAAGATACCTTTATTTTGGAGGGACTACTATTGATAGTATAAACCAGTTCACAATGGAGAATCAATGGGATATATCAACTAATCCAACCAATAATCTGTTTAGTCCTGGATATGAACAAATAAACAAAAGATTAGATAATATTTATGGTATAGGTAGTGCGGATGCATATGTAAGGGGATTAGAATTTAATAATGATGGCACGAAGTT